AAATCTTTATCGCCTCTTGTACGTTGGTAATCTCGCTACCTTGAATTTCTACCTTCTCTTTGTTCTTGCCAACTAGCCAACCGAAGAGTCCAGTGAATCCAGATATAATCGCAGGGAAAATTACGTTCTCAAAATCGAAGTTCATATCTTACAAATGGCCTACTTGTGATTGTTCTTCTGGAGTAAGCTCCGCTTGTCTTTCAGTAAGGCCAAGCGTATCTAGCGCCCAGTCTACAATAATTGAATCGTCTACGCCCCATTGCGAAACGATAGACTCAGGAATAATTAAATTCCCTTGCTCAATCATTTTGTTGAATTGGCTTTGCATACAGAAATAAAGAGTTTGCTGAGGAGAATTTAAAGCGTAGTTAATTACGTTTAATTCTACTCTGTCAGCTATCTCTCTAACGCCTTGAACTGGTTCGATGAATACGATCATATTAATCCTTTATAAATACCTCTAATAATTGAGCTTTAGCCAAAACAGTAAAGCTTTCTGAATCTTTAATAAATGTCTTTAAAGTTTCTTGGTCAGACTTATCTAAATCTAAAACCTCGCCTTTAAATAGTTTCTTTGCCCAATCCCAGAACTTTAAAGCATCGCCTTTGCTTGCTCCTGCTAAAGCTCCAGATAGCATTTTCCCTGCATTGCCACCTTCAAAAGCTACCTCGTCTAGACCTAAAAAGTCAAAGTTAAAATCTAATTTCATTCTGTTAGTTGTTTGGTTCTTTAATAAATAGCAAAATTATATTTTATTTCGGAATATAATTACCATTAGAATCTACTTTAATATTAATTTCAGCAAATCTTAACTTTGGATCTTTTGCTTGGCTCTTTACCCAAATACCATAATTTTCATTTGAATCAATATTTACATTAACTGTCTCTTGTATTCTTATCCCATTGTGATATAGTTCCAAATAAATATAAAGACCAAAATATTGAAAATTTTGAGGGAATGGAAATCCTTCACTTCTAGTTTCTAAATATGGATAATCAGCCTGAGCTAAAGTTGACCCTCTTGTTGGGTCGGTAAAAAATATATTTGTTATATAAAAATCATAATTTGAAGGAGTAGGAGTAATATTTATAGTTGTAAAAGTTTGCTCATAAACTCTTCTATATCTTAATTGTAATCCATTTAAATTGCTCGGAGTATTTTGAAATCTATATTTAAATTGAACCGCAAAATTATTAGTCCATCTAATTAAACCAGTTGTTTGGCTTATAAGATTGTTATTAACTTTTAAAGAGTAAGTAGTTAATTGAGCTATTTCTATTTGTTGACCAGTAGAATTAACTGTTAATGGCGGATTTTCAGCAGTACTTATTCTAAAATAATCCATTGCCATAGGCAAGTAAAAATAAATTTGAACACCTCCTTGAACTGAAGTTTTATTTGTTATTTCAATTAAACCAGATACTAAACTTTTATTAACATCAAATTTATCTGCATAAAAAGGATTAGCAAATTGAACTTGTACCTCAGTTAATGGATAAAATCCTGGAGGAGATACCTGGAGTAATATAATATCTGAAGCTGAAGGCGCATTATTTACATTTATTATACAAGAATAATAAGCATTGTCTGCTGGAGCTGCAAATATAGCACTTGGATTTAATGGATTAGTATAATTGTTATTTATAGATATTTGCCCTAAACTATAATTAGCCGCAGTACTAACGGTAATCTGCCATGTATTAGAATTTACTGGCGCAGCCAATCCGCCACCGTTTGCAGTTGCAGTAATTGAATATGAACCTACTGTTCCTCCGTATAATTTTAAAGTAAAATAGTCATCATAACCTACATTTAATGATTGATTAGTTATAAGCTGAATTTGAGCTAAATTAATTACATTTATTGACCATCCAGCTGGAGCTTTTACTAAATCATTATAAAGCAATCCGCTAGATAATGGTAAATTAATAGTAATTGTTCCAGCAGTAGGCTGAGTAAATGCTCGTATTCTTAAATTTATATTTCCAGTTCTATCTTCACTTATTGCAGTTGATCCACTAATATCTAATTGTAAAGTAGGATATTGAAAACCACAAGTCCCTTCGCTATTTGCTACCGCCTGAGCGTTTGCATCAAGCCAATTTATAGCTTGCGTTACAGATAGATTAGTGGCTTGAGCATCAGCATCTGCTTGGCTTATGTAACTTGTATAAGTATTAGTAAAGTAAGGACTCCAAACTTGCACGAATGATCCAGTTCCAAACTCTCCGCAGTTATTACGCTGAAGCGTTCTATCTCTTCGCTCTGTTTTTGTAGCCGTATAGCTTGCAGTAGCTACCGTAGTAGCAGTCGTATTAGAATATCGAATAGTATTATCGCCTCCGCCTACGCAAGATGCTTGATTGTAATAAGTTCCCGAATAGAAAGTCTTAATGATAATGTAGAACGAAGCAGACTGCCCTACTCCTAGCGATCCGGTATAAGTAATCGTTACATTCTGATTTACTACCGTATAAGTCATGTCGCTACCAGTTACGGAGCTAATGATTATATTGTTTGGAATTGTATCGTAAATGGTAATATTACCGCTAGTAGAGGCTTCTCCGTTATTTGTAACGGTTAAAAAGTAATTAAAGAACTCGCCAGCGTTAGCAGTTGTAGCAGCTTGTTTTGTAATCTGAAGGAATGGCTTTGGCACTCCGCAAGTCTGACAGTATCTGTACCATTCATCAGGGAAAACCGTAGGCAAAATGCCATCTGGTTTATAAGGCGAATTTTGGTTTAATGGAATAGTCTGCCCTGAAGCGTTTTGTAATTGTCCAAGCTCGGCCAATGTAATAGAAATCGGAGGATTCTGTAAAGATTCCCCCGTTATTTCATTGTACACATCTGCAAAGGACATTTGTCCCGAAGCTTGTAAAGCCATACTACTTTGTTAGACCTTCAACAATAGCTCTTAATGACTCGTTGTCTTTCTTTAAATCCTTAATAGCCTCAATTAATAGCGCTGAAATGTTTCCGTATTCAACACCCATAAGACCATCGTTTCCTTTGTTAACAATTTCAGGTAAAACTTTGTCAATCTCTTGAGCAATTACTCCAGCATGGCGATCTTCATCGTAGATAGTATTGTAAGTATAGCCAGAGATTTCACTAACTTTTTGCAAAGCATTTTCTATGCGCTCAATGTTTTTCTTTAGGCGTACATCGGAGTTTGCAGTAATTGAACCAGTCGCGCGGATAGAACCTGAAACATACAAGCGCTCTCCGTTGTCGGTAGTAGTATTTAAAAGTAAATTACCTCCTGAAGTAAAACGCGCTCTTTCTGTATCATTTGAAAACATTATTAGAGGCATTGATGCTCCAGCTTGAAGAGCCATTCCTGTTTCGTCTGCATAAACATATCCCCTTGTAGTTGTTCCGCTTAACATTCTTATTCCTCCACCAGCAGAACCTCCAATAACTATTGTACCATAATTAGCACCGATTCGAGAAATATTTGTTGTGTTAACACCTATTAATCCATCCGAAGTAATCCGCATGCGTTCGGTATCATTAGTTTCAAATGCCCAATAACCATTTTCTCTATTAGTCATAGTAACATTGTTACCATCTACTAACATTCTAAAACCATTTGAACCAGTACCAGTCGTTCCATTTTGCATGTGTAATTGCGAAAAAGAACTTCCGTATAATGTTAATTGGCTATTAGTTTCAGGCGAACTCGTTCCAATACCTACGTTACCAGCAGAAGTAATCCGCATACGTTCAGTTCCAGCAGTATTATAAATTAATGCTCCTGCTGAATATGTTTCAAGATTTGTACCATCATTAAAAATATATGCTTTACCTACTCCTCCACTTCCAAAGCTTAATATACTTGTACTTGTACCATTTATAGTTACAGATGTTCTATTAGTAGTAACGTTTAATGGAGTTTCTGTTCCAATTCCTAAAGCAGTTCCAGTATCGTAAATTAAACTATTACCAATTGCACTAGAAGAAGTCCATTTAGCATGATAGCCACTTGTTCCAGTTCCAGTAACTGGATTAGTAAGTACTCCTTGATATTGTGGAATGTTTAAAGTTCCACCGCTAAAAGTTGCAGCTCCTGAAGTTCCAGTAGTAGTTAGCGTAATAGTACCTTGCTTGTTATTAAAAGTAGACCAATCAGTAGAAGATAAGAATCCGCTAACTGTTGAGCTTGCTTGCTTAACTTGAATGCTAGTTCCTGAACCTATTACTGCTCCAGTTCCGCCAGTAATTGTCAATACTGAGCTTGTCGCTTCTGTTAAATTTCCAATTGTTAAAGCTGATTGCTTACCGTTAAATGTATTCCAATCAGTTGCACTTAAATATCCATCTGTTGAAGTAGTAGCTTGAGTAATACCTATCGCACCGGTAGAACTATTGTAAGTTATTGGCGCACTTCCGCTTAATGAAGTCAAAGAAATACCACCTAATCCTGCAAGCGTATAAGTTGGCACATTTAAAACTCCAGTCGTATTGTTATAAGTAGAAGCTCCGCTTGATCCGTTAGTAGTCAAAGAGATTAAAGCACGAATGCTTGAATCTGTGTAAACTGTACCAGAGTAGCTAATAGCACCAGTACTTGAGTTGTAACTAATTCCAGTCCCTGCGCTAAATAAAGCTCTAATTGACGAATCTGTGTAAACCGTTCCAGAATAAGAAATTACTCCAGTAGAACTATTGTAAGTAATTCCAGTGCCTCCACTCAAAAAACTTGCAGTAATACCACCAAGTCCAGCTAAGGTATAAGTAGGAACGTTTAAAACTCCAGTAGAAGAAGAATAAGTAGAAGCTCCAGAAGAACCGGTAGTAGTTAAGCTTATTGCAGCTCTTGCTCTAGCCTCTGTAAAATATCTATTAGTTGGCGAAGCTAGTTCTTGGATGTCATCTGTATCAAGTACTACCGTACCTACTAATCCGTTTACTGAAATTACCGCGCCACCGATTGCAGCTTGCAAGTCGGCAATAGTCTTCTTATATAACTGCCCAGTAGTCGCATCTCCTAACGGAAATAAATCCGTACTCTGAATCGTAGTCTTAGCTACTAATTGGTTTATTTTTTTATTTGCCATTAACTTGGATAATTAAAATCAGTAGGAATTTGACATCTATTTGAAAGCATAGGGAAGCTAACTGTTACGTCCGCCTTCACTCCTGCTAAGTAATCTTTTTCATTTTCAGTAAAGTACTCTAAACTAATACTTTCGCCAATCTCCCAATCAAATTTAGGATGCTTAAACATTGAAACAATATCTTGAGCGATTAGCAATTGATCAGACAAAACCTCTGTCTCATTGCTTTCGTCTTGAAGTTGTCTATCTAAGAAGAATAAGCTAAAGTTTAAGTCTAAAGATTTGCCGTTTATTTGGCTTCCAGTAAGCGAATAAAACATCGCTGGGTAAACATTATCAGCTTGTGCTAAAAACTCCCACACATCGCCAAAATAGACCGTATTAATTTGGTCGTGGCTTTGTGCTATGTCCCTTATCAGCTTGACTGTCTGATTTAATGTTAGTTGTTTTATCGCCATTTTGACTTAAATAAATCTTCAGTTTTTCAATGTTTTTTCTACTATAATCTTTCGGCATATTAGCAACAGAAACCAGTTTGACCTTGATACTTTTCTTCGAATGATAAACCGCTTCCGCATCCTTCACAATCGCCTAAGTAAATAGTCGTAGAATATGCAGAATTATCTGGATGAATTGCATCTAGTCCAGAACCTGGATTCAAATATAAATTGTACTTTCCTTGCGCTGCGTTCTGCTTCAAGAACTTAACCATTCGCTCCGCGTAAAACTCAGCTCTCTTGCGATACCTTGAAGAAATGTCTAGTAAGTCTTGCATCTGTGGCTGATCTGTATTATCAGAAGTTTTGCGTACTAAGCCTTTGTTATAGAATTGGTAGCTAAGTCCAGTAGGTAGCTCAGATAGAACGTAGTAGATAAGCGTATCAGTTACAAAGTTGTCCAATAGTGCAACTTCATCAGCCGTTAAATTGTTCGCATCTATGCCATCTTGCAAGCGCTCGTACAAAGCAGAACCAAGTAAAGGATGAATGTACATATCTTGTGCCGTCTTAATTTCTGGCAAGACCAGTTTATCGTCTACATTTGCATGAAGTCCAGTTCTCTCCTTGATTGAACTAACTGAAATAAATAAAGTATTCTTCATTCTATCCTTTTTTAATTACTGTCTGTGCCATCCACAAATGTCTGCAACTTGGAGAATGCTCTCCGTTTGGCATTGTCCACCAACCGCCTCTGCGATCAAATACTGAATAACCTAATCTTGCACTTACCGCTTCAATTTCAGCTCTTGTGTAAAGCCTATCTAATGTCATTAACCTAGCGCAGAATTGTCTGCTTGGATGTTCTGAGCTATTACGCTCGCTTACTGGAATGCTGCTTCTCCATTCGTAACTATAACGTACTTGGAAAGTAGTAGTCTGTGGCTTAGGAGCATTCAATTGACTCAATGGCTTTAATAAGCTATGCTCAATCGTTCCATTAACAGTAGCAGGTTTAATAACATCTCTAGAAATTAATCCTTCAATAACTTTTCGAATTATATTTACATCCGTTCTAGTTGTTCCTGCAATTACCTCTGGAGTAATGCGCTTATCCTTCTGAATTAAGTCTAAGATATTAGCCTCTAAAACTGTTAGCGATTGCTCTGCAAATTCCAAGTGCATTTCTTCTTCTTGCTTGCTTGCATTACTTGAAAATACTTCCTTCGATTTGAAGATTGCATATTCACTTTTACTTTCGCCAAATTCTGCAAATATCGAAATAACCTCATCCTCCGAAAATTTAGTTTTTGCTTTAGAGAACTCCTCAAATGAACCAGCATCTGGTACTATTTGCTCTCCTTCTGGAGTTGCTAATAAACCTACGATTGCTCTAATCTCGTTAGCAGTCATAGAGTTTAATACCTTAGTTGCTACGATAGGAGATAAGCTATTAATCGCGTCTACTGTGTCTTGGATAGTTGACGTAGTCTTAGCCTCTAAAGCTGGAGCTCCAAGCTTCTCACGAATCTCGTCCTTAGTTAAGTTAGCTGCAATAATAGTAGTATCAAACTCGATGCCTATTGGCTCTACCGGTACGATTTGCAGTAGCCCTGAAGTACCGTGTAATTTGGCAAGTAGATTGAATACTTGCTCAAGATATATTTGCTTATCATTAACGTAAGTATTTTTAAATATCTCGTAAGAATCGCGCATCTGCTGGCGTGATCCTAATTGGCCAGGAGTAGCGATACCAAATAAATCTGGCGCAGTAATCTGGTGTCCAGCGTATAAGTTCTGCTGAATTAATTTATCTACATTCTGGAAATCTTCCTTAGTAATATCTGAAGCTCCTAAGTCATCTACGATAGGCTTGCGTGAAGCATCATTTGTAAAGCTAAGAATAAACTTCTTACCATCTGAACCAGTAAAGCGATCCGTAAACTTGCGCTCAATTGTGCGCTTCTCGTCATCTGTTGGCTCTCCATTAGGCAAAGTGATTAACTTGCTTGCGCTGAATCCAGTCTGAGCGTTTCCTAAAACGTGCTTAGAAATCTCGATGTCTGATTCAATGTAATTTAACGCACCGAAATAACCTGGTAAAGCATAAGCATTAAGATTAGGACGATACTCCTTTAGATAAAGAATCTGAGTGCCAGTTCTTACTTGTGAATTGAAAGCGTTATAAACTTCTTTCTTGTATTTTTGATCCTTCCAATTATCCGAATACCAGTACTGCGTATTGTCTTCGTTGGCTCTTACTTTTGTGTAGTCTAAGTGATAAATCTCAGAAAGATTTCCACCTACTTGACTCCATACTATTTGCATATAAGCTCCTCCGAATATTTCAATATCAGTAGAAACTTTGCGTAAAATTTCGGTTAACGATTCTGATTGATTTGCGCTTGCGATGAATTGTTCACCAATGGGATCGGCGTCCCCTACGATTTTGAAACCATTACCAGTAATGTAGTTAACCTTGCCTTTGATAATCGCATTATGCTTCGCGGACTTGTTAAACAAATCAACTAGATAATTCGGATATTCGTTTTTGTGTCCAAACTCAATATAGCCTCCGCCTTCTCCTTTCTTCTCTCTGTATTCTGGTTGCTTGGCTTCTGCAAAAGAAAGCACTAATAATTCATTGCTCATATATCTCGTACTTTGTAAGTATTCGGTGTATTTGTGTAGCTAGTAAAGCTAAAATCAGTTGCGTCTTTTAGGTTCATTTGACCTACTTCTACTATGCCAGTAGCATTCGCTGGATTAGTATTACTTGTGCTTGTTTGCTCGTAGATTGTGTAGGTATATTCTCCGCTTGTCTTATTTGCAAAGTGCGTATTAACTACAATATTAAAGCTATTAAACCTTTCTTTATAGCTAGACAAATCTGCGCTTCCAAGAACTACAAAGCTTACTGTCTCATTTGTTACTCTTGACTTAAAAATAAATAGCCAATTTGGGGAAGTCAATGTAGCCTTCTCTGTCAGCGTTAAAACTATATTCTCAGTCTGTCCTTTAGTCAAATGAATCATCGTTAATAAATAGCATTTAATTTATTTTTATCCTTAAACGAAAAAAGGGTAGGACTTCTGCCTACCCAATTCTCTCGCCAACCAAACGAACTATCTTACGAAGCTACCGTTAAACCTGCGATAATACCAGATGAAACCTCTGGAGCTAACTCGCCTTCAGAACCGCTGAAAGTCAAAGTGTAACCAGAACGATCTCCCTGAGCAGTACCAGTAGCACCAGAACCGCCAGTGATATTGATACCATGAACTTTACCTAAGTACCAATACTTTCCGTTATTGTCTCCTACTACTGCTGCTAAAGTATTCTGAGCAAGTAATAAAATCTCATTGCGAGTATTAGCTTGTAATTTGTTTAATATAATGGATAATTCTTGTGCGTAGAATACCGTACCATTTTGAACTGAAGCGTTGATATTCTCAGTAAGAGAAGAAGTACCAGGTACTAATTCATACTTACGGAAAACTTTACTTGAAGCTTTAACTACTGCCGTAATAACGCCAGAAGCTTGAGTTGTTGAAGTAACGTTGCCTTTTTCAATGAAGTAAACTTCGGTAATCCCACCTAAAGAATCTCTACAATCTAATGTATATCCTTGAGTCAATGCGCAAGCCATATTATTGTTTCTTTAAAGTGTTAAAATTAGGGGAGTCCAATCCAATGGAATCTCCCCGAACCTATTTAAGATTATGCTAAGATGAAGTCAACTACTTCAGCAGGGAATGCGATGTTAACACCCATCTTGAACTCAGAAACAAAACGTACTTGATCTGCTTCTTTAGCGTAGAACAATTCGAAACGCTCTTCTTCGTTCAACAAGTCAGTTCCTAAGAACAAGTTAGAGATACGAGTTGCGTAAATCTTAGAAGTTCCGTTCAAACCTGGAGTTGCTACTACCTTGATTTGAGTACCTGGAAGTACAAACTCAGAATCAGCAGAACCATCGAAAGTATAAGCGAACAAGTTAGCGTTCTTCAATGCGATAGTGTAAGTACGGAATACATCTTGTCCTACCATGATAGCTACGTCGCTTTGTCCTACGATCTCAGCAGGGATAGCCTTGTAAACTGCATCTAAAACTGCTACTACGTTAGAAGTAGTGATGCCAGCAGAAGCTGCTAATGGAGTACCATAATAAGTAGTAGTGTTTGCGTGTACTACTGAAGCTGAAGCAGCTAAGATTAACTTAGCCAAACCGTCAAACTTGTTTAAGTTTACGTTAGCTGAAGTAGTATCTCCTTGCCAGATAGCAGTCTCTAATTGAGCAGCAATCTTGTCAGCCTTACGCTGAGAGTACTCAGCTGAGAATGCGATTGAATCGTAAGAAGAACCAGCAGTCAAAGCCTTCTGTAAATACTTAGCCTCTAAATCTTTAGGGCATAAAGCTTCGTTAACTTTGATTTTTCCTACTGTTACAGTACGCTGAGTGAATGAAGTTGAACCTGAAGCAGTGAAACCGCAAGAAGCACCATCTTGGAAGATAGCGTCAGTATCCATGATATTAATTGTTTCAGCAGACTTAACGCCTACCATTACGTTTCCTTGAGACTTAATCAAAGAAGCCGTTTTCGCGCCTAATACAGAAGAAGCTACTAATTGAGCTGCATTCTCTTCTGTGTAATTAGCCAATGAACTTACTACAAATGCCATTTTTTTTTAATTTAAATTGTGATTTTTTATTTTACAAACTTGTTCAAGAAGCGATCTACTTTGTCCGCCTTTGACTCTGTTACTTTAAACGATTGCTTCGGAGCTTGGATAGCATCTGCGCTAGGCATCTTAGCTAACTCTTCTACCAAAACAAATACTTTCTCAAATGCTTGATTAAACTTACCATCCATTTCATCCAACTTAGCTTTTAAAGCTTCGTTCTCTGCTTTCAAGTAGTTAATTGTAGCATCCATTTCATCGAATTGAGTTGACATCTCTTCTTCTTTTTCTTTTGTCATCTCATCTTCTACCTCTGGCATTTCAGCCTCTGGAGATTCGATCCCTTCGATCTTACCTTCCACAACTGTTACCATAGTGCCATCTGCTAACTCATACTCCCCGTTAGGAGCAGTAACTGAATTGCCAGACTCGTCTACAAGCATAGCATCTCCGCCCATTTCTAAAGCTGATAAATCGATTTTAGTACCATCCATAAGATCATACGTTTCGAAGCTCAACTCAGTTGCTGGCTCTTGTGCTACCTCCTCAGTTTGCAATTCTGCTTGACCAGAAAGCAATACTTTGATTTGCTCAATTCCTTCTTTAACTGTCATTGTTTGTTTAACTTTTGTTTATAAATAAATTAATTAGAATACTTTATCGTTTAACTTGCTCAAGGATGCTTACAATCTGCGACCACATAGCTTCTTCTACGCTCATAGGTTGCTTCTCCTTTTTGTAGTTAAATATACCTTCAACTGAAAATCCTTTAAATTCTCCGCTCTTAATCTTCTGCCATACATCTTCGTTTTCTACCTTAAAGCTACCAAACCAAGAACCTTCTGGCGCGTCTTCAAATCCTTTCATCGGAGCAATTCCTCTTGAAGAATCTACGATAAAAGATTCGTATAAAGTAATGCCGTCAACCGCCTGCGCTTCATCGTGCATTAAGTTTACGTTTGATTGGTAGCCTTTCTTGAAGAACTTCTGTGCTATCTTCTCAATAGTTTCTTTTGTAAAAGTTACATAGTACTCACCATTTTGATCGTTACGATAGATAGGAGTATCTGCAAGCATCAAAGCTCCCGATACTATTCTTCTGTCTTCTGATTGAATAGCAAAGTTGGAACGCGCTTCCTTAAACTTTAAGAAGTTGCGCTCAATTGCTGGTCTATCTACTAACGCTACGAAGTCTACTTCTGCGCCATCATTTAAGTCATCGCTAATCTCTAGCTGGTAAATTGGTAAATCCATAATTATATTCTTGCTGCGTTTTCTATTCTTTTAATTCTCTTTTGGCTTCCAGTTATATCGGATTCTACTACATAAGCTCTTGCTACTACATTGCTAATAGTGTTTAAGCTTGCTGAGTCTAAAGCCGTTGGAGCTGGAGGCGTAAATTGTGGAGCTATTGGAGCTGAAGCCTGAGTGCTAATATTACCGCCTCCGCTAAATCCTTCAAATTGCGGAATCTGAGTATTAACAATTGCGCTAACGTTTGCAAGTCCGCCAGCAATAACTGTACCCGCTGCAATCGCCCCAAATGGAGGCGGATAAGCTGCTAAAGCTTTGTTAGCTCCTGCGTAAGTGTCTAACGTAGCTTGAGCAATTGCCAAAGCCTTTCCTGCTAATGTATTTCTTCCTATTAAATTAGCTGCTGCTCCTACTGCATTTCCAATAATAGAAAGCTTTGCGTCTTGCGTTAATTGAGTTACTTGTAATTCTGAAGCATTGAATCCTTTAATGGCTTTATCGATTCTAGCCATGCGAAGCATCTGGTTCTTCTCTCCTTGCGCTTCAATTTTATCTAATATAGAAGTTGCATTTTTAGCTTCTTTAGTTCTATCCTCGTAAATCTTTTTCTCATTAGCCTCGTAGGCTTCGTACTTTCTGTGTTGCTCCTCTTCAAAAAGTTTAATAGACTCTTCTTGATCTAATTGAGCTTGAGATTTTTGCTTTTCTTCTGCCGTTTTTACTTTGGCATTATAACCTTCAGCAATAACTACTTTCTGATTATAAGCATCTTTTAGATTCTTATTTTCTTCGTCAGACAATTGCTTGCCGTTACGCTTTCTAGCCTCTAAAACATTAATGTCTTCTTGAACTATTTTCTTGCGCAGTTCTGAAATCTTCTTCTCTTGTCCACCTTGCGCTTCTAATACTTTAAGCTCTCTCTCGTAAGTTGCCTTTCTGTTAGCTGAGTTCTTAGCGTATAGTTCTAAAGCTCTATCTGATTGCGAAGTAATACCTACAAAATCTGTAACCTTCTGCGTAATATTTCCAATAAAATTAGCAAAAGTGCGGAGGCCAGGAATAGCTTTTAAAACTGCTTGGCTTACTTTATCGAAGTTTGCAATTAACAAACCTAATCCAATAGCTAAAGCTCCGATTCCAGTCGCTGCGATTGCGCCTCTTAGCGTAGAGAATGCAGTTACTACTTGCGTTCTTAATACTAACGCTAAGTTTTTAAAGCCATCAATTGAAGAGAATACTGTGTTTAATCCTTCAGATAAAGCTAAAGCAGCTTGCACTTTTAGCAATTGCTTTTGTACATTCTCTGATTCTACGCCAAATAAAGCTAAAGCTCCTTGCGCTCCTGCAAAAGCCCCTGCTACTCCTTGAATAGATTGAGAGAAAGCCTTAAACTTAGCATCTGGACTAAATGCTTCGATTGTGTCTTTAGCGTCTCCAATACGATCCTTTAACTCGGCTGCTCTTTTTGCTGCCGCTGCTATCTGAGTTGCCGAAGCTCCAGCAGTATCTTGTAATTTAGCTAATTCTTGAGTTGCCTCTCTAAGTTGACTACGCAGACTTTTAGTATCCGCTACAAGATTTATACCTACCGTTTCATTTACTGCCATTAGCTTGCGTATGTTAATTCAATTACTCTTAATAATTCTACTTTAGTCGTTTGTGGCATAGCTGGATTAAAATCGACAATCTTATTTAATCTCCATAAAGCTCCATCTATGTAAATCAATCGAGCAAAATTCAAAGAAAAAATATCTTCGACAGTCAGATATAAATAGCAACTAAGAAGCTTGCTATCCTTCGAAGTTATTTCAGCTATGTAATCTCCCCAGAAAGCAGTAAACAAATTGGTCGTAGGATAAGCAACCGAAAGCGTAAAAAATACTTGACCTGGAACTGCAAAATTTAAATCGTTTGTTGGTTCGGTAGGATTATCTAAATGTCCTGCATATCCATAATATTCAAGATCAGAACGCATATTCCCAGATTTACCAAATGGCTTCTCAATTTTCCATTTCTCTACTCCTTCGACATACGCAAATTGCATAATCCTAATATTGTGGTCTTTAGGAACTTCTGTCGCATTTTCTATGCTAAAGATAGAAGCGCATAGCTTATCGTCCGAAGTTTTACCCACTAATGGCGAAGGAGAAAATATTACTTCAACATTTGAACTATCTTCAGCAAATTGAAACTTGCTATCTTCTCTTCTGTCCGCATAAGTTTGATTAAATTTCTTATTATATAAATCATTATAATAGTCATCGTCTTCTTTATACTTAAATTCAAAGAATCTAGCGTTTAGCTCACTCATAGGCTTTAGCGTAACTTCCTTGCTATGGTCTACTTTATTCGACCAATCTACTGAGTCAGCAATAGGATCTGAAAGCAAAAGCAATCCGGTAGGATCGCCTGGTTCTCCATGAAGTAAAAGCTCTCCTAAATCATTTATCTTTAAGAATCCAGCACCTTTTAAGTAGAACTCAATATATGGCTCAATCAATAAGTGATTAGAAATCTCAGGATCTTCAAAAACGTATAAGTTAAATAGCCTACAAATGGAAGCAAAGAAATCCTTTTGAGGAATACCTTTAGGAAGTAAATTCTTCATTGTTAAGGTATCTCCATCGGTAGCATTTACCGAAATCTTGCTATCTGAAATATAATTAAACGATAAGTTGGTAGCTTCAAAAGTAAATGAGTTTGCCGAAGTTACATTTACAAATAAAGTATCGTTTGTATTTAAAATTACTTGCGCAGTCTTGCTTAAATAGAATGCCCTACGATTTCCACCAGTAGATGCTATAATCTCTTCTACTAATACATTAGAAGTAGAGTTTTTGCAGATTTGAATCTTGACGCTATTGGTCGAAGTTATATATCCATTTCCATACAAATTAACATTACCGATATTTTCATTTGCAGGAGTATAAGTATAAGTATTACCTGAGCTTAAAGTAAATGTATAAAGTTTATTGGTTTCAAAAGATACTTTGCTATCTGTACCAGTATAGGTAAAAGTTCTGCTATTCGCTTCTATTAGATTGCTTATACTTACTTCTAAGTTTGCCTTGTTATTTGGAATGATTAAAGACTTAACGTAAGGCGTATCTAAGAATGCCGAAGTATAAGTATATCCTGCATTTTTAATAATTGAATCTATTAATTCATAAACATGAAAAGCAGGTCTAAATGCATTTAAGTGATAATCTCTATTAGATACCTTGCACTTGCCATAATCGATTAAAGGATAAACTATACCTACTCCAGAAGCTACTGCTCCAGAAGGATTCCAAGAATTAACTACATTTGTGTCATTCCAAGTTTCATCGTATTGATTAAAATTGTCCATGTCTTCTAATAAGCTATTTCCAATAGCCATAGAAAAACCACCAAGCTCACCAAATACTACGCACTCATATTCTACCGCTCCATCATTAATTCGAACCTCTAATAAGCGTAATACGCCTTTAAAAACTTGAATTTTATTTACAAAGATTTTCGCCTCCGCTTGACGAGTTGGATCAAAATTATACCCAACATTTGGAAGATTAGGATCGCTAACGAAATAATTATTAGCACTAGCAAAATTGTATATGTGGCCAAAGACCTTATTGTTATTTGCATTGCCTGGTAGTGTTATGGTCTTTGAGTAGTTTGTATTCCTAGAAGCAAAGTCCTTAATGTCATCAATGGCATAATTTAATTCTGCTCCTATATCGTCAAACAAATCTAATCTACTGCCTTCGATTAATATTTCTGTGATCATCTATATTGCGTTTGTTGTTTGACTCCTAAATCAAAGTTTAACTCGTAATTAAACATCTTGTCAGCCGTATCATTCTTCTCTTCCCAGCTTGTCTCGCGCATAATAATTGGAAGGTAGTCATCTCCTTTATACAAATACGCTTCGTTACTAGAAATCAATTGAGAACCTAGTTGGTAATCAGTTGCGCTTAAATAATCAGATACTACCTTGTAGCCATATTGCACATTACCTGCAAAAGCTTGATTGCCTCCAAAGTGAACTCCTGAACTAGCCTTGTAGCTCATTGCCGTTCCCACTCTCCGATATTCATTTGACTTATAAGTAGAACGTTCTACTCGTTGGCTTTGTCTTGACAATAGTCTAAAGATAAAAGAATCGTATCCACCAAATTTATTCTGGAATACTAACTGCACCGGAGTAAATCTAGGAGCGCAAGCTTGCTTAACTACCATCGAGTCCGATCCGACAGTAACTCGCCAAGCATAAGTAGAAGTACTAATAAAGTTGCTTCCCAAATATTGATTAATTGCATAAAAAGATAAATCTAATATTAAACCATGATTAGTTCCTAGTCCAGAACCAGTAGCGCTTGCGCCATCATTACTTCCGTCTTCATTTAGCTTTTGAATTGTAGCCGTAACGTTTGCTGAATCTGCGTTAAAATAAGTGATATAAAACTTCTCGCCAGGCATTACTAAGCCAGCGTTTCTGTCTCTTGTAGTTAAGAACTTATTTGCATAAGTGCTAATAGAATTTCGGAATGGATCAACTGCATAGTTCCAAGCTTTACCAGTTGAAGAAGTTAAGTTTGTGTAAGTTGTACCTCCATACTCCTCTCCGTAAATTATGGTAAAGTCGACGTGTAAGAAACCATCTGCGTATTGCAACAAACTACTTCCGCTTGTGCTAAATCCACTTGCAAAATAGTTTCTAACAATTGGAGCTGCATCAAATACACCATATCCGCCTTCGTCTGGGAAATTTTTAACTGTGGCAACTGTCGCGCCACCAACTTGTATATCAAATACATATTTGAAATTTGTTTGAGTTGAATTGTTTGAGCTTACTACATACCAAAGCGCATCATGAGCTGAAGAATAAGAAGCTGGCGTACTATTTACTGTTATTGCCATTATCAAAAGTTTGTGTAATATTTAAAATTATATCTTGTCCTAAAGCTCGAGCTAATTTTTTCTTAAAATCTTCTCCAAACGCTTTATCAATATTATCTTCAAAGAATCCAACTCTAGGAATACCTCTCTTCTTAATTGATTTAGCCGTATTTTTAGCTATTTGTCTTAATCTTTTTTGTGGATCTATCGCTTGAGCTATTGTCTTTCTCTTTCTTTGCAATGATGTTAATCCTTTACGTTGGTCTTCATTTTTTATGTAATTCTTATGCCTTAAATACCATTGCATTAAAGCCTTAACCATATTTTTAGAAACCCAAAATTCTTTAAAATAATATGGACTCGAACTAGGCTTTTGACTTTCTAATCCTTTTACTCCTTTATTTTGATAATCATAGTATTCAGATGCTGGATTGCTTTCATCATATCCAACTGTAAGCTCGTATTTAGTGCCATTTTGAGTAATTGCACTTACTTGCATGTCTGATAAATTGCCTCTATCTACTTTCTTTTTTTGCTTAATCCTAGCAATAGCAAGCTTCATGAATTTGTCAGCAGCTTGTAGCATTACTGCCTCTACGCTATTTAAAGGAATCTCTCCAGTCTTAGAGATACCTCCAACTGTAAAGTCTTTACCTAGCGATGCTTGAGCTTTACTAACGCTTTGCATAAGCCTTTTTCATTTGATCTGTATCGAAAGCATTTTTAGCTTTCAGGTAACTTAAATTATTCAATGCTTGAATAGTTGGCAATTCATAAACTTCACTAAGCTTAATTCTCTCATGCTCTGCTATTAATGTAGCTTGATAAATCCATCCATAGCGTTGCATAAATCCATTACTGTTATCTCTGCCTCTATCGGATTCATCCCCTCCTTTGTCATCTCCAAAATCAAATAATCCTTTGAACTCTTTATCGAGTCTGTGAATACTTGACAAAAAAAAACCATGCTTCCGTAAACCGATTCGAATGGCGCAGCTAATAAATCTTGTGCATATTCCTCATGCTTACTCGCATCATACTTAGCTACCTTCCAACCCCGCCAGGTCTTTTTCATTGGCAAAACCATTGAAGCAGCAATCTTATGGCAGTTGTTTAAAACGTCATTTCCAAAGAACTTAGATTCAATGTATCTAGCGTATGGCAATTGTCGAATATCAAATATGCACTTGTACTGCCTTCCGTTTACTCGAATAAAATCTACTGCCTTTGGCTTTGCATCTCCCTTAGCTATAAAGTCAATTTCTTTTAATTGCTTATTTAAATCTTTTATAGAAAGCGAATCTATTTGCGATTCCGTTCGATTAGTCAAAATAGCCAAAGCCTTAATAGCCTTGTCTAATTCTGTATCGTCTTTCTTGTTTTTAACAGCTTCCAGTTGTTGGCGTTGGAATACCGTTACATCTTTCCAGTTCATATCGTTAATAAATAGCTATTATGAAAAATTGTACCTTCCGCTTCCAGACTTGAAATCAAACTTACGCCAAGCCATTGCTAGTGCGCAAACTGTATCGTCATGGAATCCAGTAGGCGCTGAGTACTTTACTCCGTTTGCACTATACTGATATTCAAATATTTCAAGCTCCTCTTTAATCATGCCATCTGGATAGTGTATTCTCTCCTGGTGGATTGCTACTTGAAGGCCAAGCATAATCTCTTGCTTACTTTGGCTTGTAAACTTAAACGCCTCCACATCTAAGCCTTCTCTTTGCAGTTGTTCTACAATCGGATCGCCTACTCCAGTTGCATCTATAATCATTGGAGCTTTTGGCAAGTTGCGAATCTTATTCTGTGTGCTTGCCCAGTCAGATTGGAATCGTTCAAAATAAGCTACATTACCTGCGTTGTCAAGGCCGATAATAACAGTCCAGTCATTATACTTAGCTAAGTCAATTCCGTAGCATTTAACCGGATTAGTTGACATTTCAGAAACGCATTTTAAAATGGCTTGGCTTCCAAATGGATTCGCTGAGTTCTCTGCTGGGTTAGCCATGTACTCCTGCTCGAATACTACCGTTGGCAGTTCTGCTCTTGCTGCATCAATCTCCGCATCTAAAATATATGGATTATCGTAGCTTGTATATTTAAAGCTTTCCCATTCATCATTGGCTTCCATGCCTTTAAGGAAAAGAGAATAGAAGAAGTTCTTGCCTTTAGGAGTTGATAGAAAGATAGCCTTGCCTTGATAATCTGTAAGCGTTGGACGTATTGAGTTCTGCCATCCATCCTCTAGATTAGGAATGAATGAAGCCTCGTCAATAATTGCGTAATGGAATTTTAAACCACGAAGATTATCTAGCCTTTCGCCAGTAAAGAAACGAATCGTGCCTCCGCTTATTAGCTTAAACGTTAAGTCTGATCTGTTGGCCGTTGCTACATTGCTAGGAAGTAATCTAGCTAACTCGTCAAAGAATACTTTTGCAAGCTGGTAGGTAGGAGTAATGTACGCTACTCTTCCGCCTTTCATCGCTTCGATGCAAGTAATGACCTGGCAGATTAAGGACTTTCCCCATCTACGCCCAGACATAAGCACTTTAAACCTAGCCTTAGAGTTTAAAACTTTGGCTTGATTATTGTGCGGTTTGGGAAGTGTTATCTTCGTTTGCAAAGCTTATAATAACTTCTTGTTTCTCCTCGTTCTTCGCTCTGTCTGTCCATCCTAAAAGGTTCTTAGCATAGAATATACCTTTACCTTCATTGGCTACTACATCCGCCGCTAAAGCTCTAAACATTTCATCGATATGCTTTACTGCTTTGTGCATAGGATGGTTACTATCGTTTAGGATATTGTAGTAGCTTGCTCGCTTATAGAACTCAAAGTTCTGTCTTGGTAGCCAAATCAAAAGAAAGTAGTTAATTGTAGGCAAGTGCCTTTCTTTAATTAGCTTAACGCCCGAAGCAGTAGCTACCTCCTTAGAATGGTTCAAGCAAAAATCTATATAAATATCTGCCCACTCAAGTAGCTTCTCTTCGTCTATGTCTTTCGGTGTTCTTGCCATTATTTTTTAAATAGTATTGACCAATCAGTAGGTATGTTTAATTTCTTATGAACTGAATATCCGTACTCCGCAAAGAAAGCTATCCACTCGTCTACTGATTTAATGTTAATATGTCCCCACCAAGCATCGAACTCTGGAGTAGTTTCATAAGGCGTAGAAGACAAATAGAAATAGTCAGCTTCAATGCTTTCTAAGTACTCGTTTATTTGCTCGTCTGTTAAATGCTCTAGGACTTCTATGCTTACAATCATTTGCGCATGACTAGGATAGTTCCCTAAATCGTGTAGCTCTATGCCTCTAGTCTTTGCAAAGTCCCTATGATATTTGTTAGGCTCAATGCCGTAGTAATCGCATCCCTTATGAATCAAGCACTCGCCTAGAGTTCCCATCCCTGCTCCAATCTCGATTATGTTTCTAGCATAATTCTTGATTATGTTTGCAGTCCCATCCATAAGCATAAAGTATTCAGGATTCTCTGGATTTACTCCTATGCTCATTTCGTGATCGAAGAACTCTTTGTCAGTTGCCTGCATTATCTATTTGCTCTAGTTTTCTTATTGCCCACTCTATTCCTTCCGTTCCGCCCCAAGCATCCCACATCAAGCCTCCGCATCCTTCATCGTAAGGCACATCTTTATATTGCTGATGTCTTTTAAATGAAGCCATTCTTGCAATCGTGTCTCTAGTGATATTCTCACGCTTTGCTAATTGGCTTGCTCTTGCTTTACCAACTGGAGTGCCACAATCTCCCCAGCCATTCTTACTCGCATATTCTACTGCTCTTCTAGCGTTATTTACCGCAGCTTCTGGATAGTCGTTATAGCTATCTACAAATTGTCCAGTAGCAAGGATTGCCTGCCAAACTTCAGTAGCTTTCTCTTCTGTGTCATACACGCAAGCTCCGCTACCGATTCTGTATTTTCCGTTACTGCATTTAATTACTGGCATTAGCTTATTAGTTTATTATAAATAGCCGTTCTTGACTCGTTAATTTTAAATAAGTCAAAATGCTTTCTAACATATTCGCCATTGCTATGCCCCCAATCTTCTCGCATATCTTTACTCTCTGCCATTCGCTTTATGTCCTTCTCCCAATCATATACTTGGTAGATAGTTGGAATGTCTGCGTAAGGATCGCGCTTCATTGCCAGAATAGGAATGTTCTTCGCTCCAGCTTCTAAGGCTTTTAGGTTAGACTTTAGCTTGTTAAATTTATTATCAAGCAAAGGAGTTACTAGCATATCTGCCTCCGCATAATGGTTCATATACAAATCAACCGGTAAGCTCTCTAGTATCTTGTAATCTAGCCTTTCGTTTGCCGTATAGATGTTGGCCATCTCGTCCCAGTGCCATTTGTTAAAATCGTTCCATCCGCAAAGAAGCATTCTTGTGTTTGCTACAAATCGCTTATCTTTTGACAAAGCAAAGATAGGAGCTTTCAACTGCTTAATATCTGGATAGTGTGTGATGCTACCAGTGTGCGCTATTGTTACCTTTTCATGCGGAATCGTAACCGCCGTAAATTGATCCTTATCGAATGGCAAAGCGTTAGGTATTACTTCGCAGTTCTTATTAATCTTGATTATCTCCGCCCATAGTCTAGTATGCGTACAAGTAACAAGGTCGGCATGCTTAATGAAGGATTTGATAATCGTTCCTACTCCGTTGAGTCTATAATTAGCGTAACTTAAATGCTGAGTGAATAGCTCCCAGTAGTCATCAATATCTACCACCAATTTAAAGCCGTACTTCTTCTTCCATTCTAGGATTTGAATTAAGCTCGCGTTTTCGCAAAACCGATTTACTAAGAAGATATTAATATTCTTCTCCTTAATCATATCTTCGGTAGGCGTATCCGTTATAAGCGCATACTCCTTAGCCATTGTAGACAAAGGTAAAGCGATTCTGTGATAAGTTACTCCGCTATGCCTGCTTCCGCTTCCTAGTATTCTTAATTGGTTGCTCATTTGTTTCGGTTGGTTGGATTGCGTTTCTCTTGGCCATAAACTTAATGCCTTCATAGTGTGCTTCTAATCGCTTTAGCATATCAAATACACAAGCACTGCACCAAGCATTCAGAACAAACTGCTGGTCTAAGTTACGCTGATAGATTCGAGTATATTCGTCAAGGATAGGAAAATCAATGTTACGACAAAAGCCAAGCTTTACCGCTTCAAAGTTTACGATGTTATCCTCTAGAAATTTAATATCTTCTGGACTCATAGTTTATATTTTAATAGGTTCAACTTTTTTAAAGTTATTTTTTAAAATACTATTAATCTCATTATAAGTATCTAAACCAAAATAAATAATACTATTATATTGATCAGTAGCATTCTTTAATTCTTGCTCTGATGCTTTTTGTTTTTTAACAATTTTTTTAAGTTTGATATATGTCATAGCTTATGAATTAATCTGTAAGAAAGTGCGCCAATAATACCAGCGCTAAAAATTGTAGCTATAAAGCTAACTAAATTGTCTGGCATTAAGTACATAACCATCGCGCTCCATACCGAAAGGCAAGGTACGCAATTGAATGGCTTAAAGTTTAGATAAAAACTTTTGTGCAGATTAGTCATATTAAAAAATACTGCAAAGGTAATCGCTGCTAAAATAATCATAAGTTATATATTTCTTCTGTTACTAATTCCCAGTAAATCTTATCGTCAATCTTTAGCTTCTGATCCTTTACCACTTGGCAAATAAACAAAGCTAACTCCTTTGCCATTGCCTTATTACCAGCAAAGTATAAACCGTTATTAATTAAGGATTGTGCTCTTTCATCTGGCTTTAAATTATCTTGCATCTCGTAGCTTCTTTTTAATTACTGTGATTGTCTTGACTACGCTTTGATAAGGAATCTTTGTGCGCCTAGATACTTCTGTTTGATTGAATCCCAAATCAATGTAGGTCTCTAGCATAGTATTCTCATACCAGGTTAAATCCTTTCGATTAGATTCTACTTGTATAAATAGCAATTCTTTTGCTTCCTTAGAATTATCTTCTACTTCTGCTATGTTTTCAAAGCCATCAATCGCTTCGTACTTAGCGCGGAAGTTCTTAAAGAATGGCTGATTCATCGAAGTCGAATAAATCATATTAAGCATGCACCTTACAAGCCAGAACTTTAAACCGCCTACTCCATTGTTATTGTAAATGCTCCAGAACTTTTCATCTGAGATCGTGCATAGATTTACAAACATCTCTTGTCGTAGTTCTTCTCTTAGTGAAGCTGGTTGCATCTTCCTTAGTGCGGAGGCAATCTCCTTACTTTCGTAAAGCTCTGCAATCAATTCGCTTCGAGTCTTCGGTTTCATCTCTCTTTATACTTTTCGATTATCATGCAAACCATGAAAACGATAAAGGCTATCTCCGCGATTCCTACGAAAATAGCCTCAATGACTAATTTATCCATTCAGTTTGTTAAGCTCATGCTCCAAGTACCAAATGGCTTTCAGCAGATCTTGTTTATGGTTGCCCTTCTTGTCAGCTCTCAAAATGTACTTAATTGCATTCCCTTTATTAAAGCTCAAATTGAAGTCATCTATAATGTCTATTACTTCGAACTTATTGCCTTGATAATGTGAAGGCGAATTTACCATGTCTTCCTTTACTGGTTCTACCGGTAATTCTTCAATAATTATCGGCATATCGTCCCAGACTTTTTCTATAAACTCTTCCATTTGGTTGGCGATTTTTAATTCAAAGAATCTAGCGTTTCGTTGAAAGTAATAAGCTCAAGAATTGAACCATCTACAAATCTACAAGTTCCTTCATTGTCTCCTTGTTGCTGAGTATGCTGAGACAATTGTGCAATTTGCTCCTGATCAATCCAGCTTCTCACGATACTTCCGTCTTCGTTTCTTGTCGTAATCTTTACAAATTTTTTCATGATTTTTTTGTTTAATTAATTTGTCATATAAATCTAAAAACTTTTTTTAAATTAACAAAGCTAACTGGCTAGAAATCAATATCTAAGCCGTAGGATTTTAGCAGTATGTTAAGCTGAGTATTTAATCCCTGATGCTTTACGTCATCCATGTCGGCCATCTTCATGCCTAGCTTAAAGAATTTAAGCATAACATCTCCAGCCATAACGTGTTGCTCTACTACTTCTTCTTCTGCGCCTTCAGCGTAAAGCTTATCGGTTATGCTGATTAATTCAGTTAGTAAGTTCTGGCTTTTAAATTTAAGCGATTGCTTATTGTAGATTGACTTGCGAAAGTCGTTCTCAATGTGATCTACTAAAGCGTTGGTAAGTCCTGCGTAAATTACGAAGGTTTCTCTGTCTGTTAACTTTTTCATTTGGTTTGGTTTAGTTTATCCTTAATCATTTTGACCTTTAAAAAACTAAGCTTTTGAAGGTATCCTTCGCAAGTTAGTAATCTTTCTTTATTAGTTTGCAAGCATTTGGCTAAATCATTTATAAAAACTCCGTTGCCTAAGTCTAACTCAGTACCAGGTTCTACCTTCTGCGCTTCTATCCAATCTATGGCCTTCTGGTAATTACTCGGAATCTTCATAAAGAAATAATTCTATTCTTGGATTTGACTTATCTATTTTCTTAATCATAACTAGCCTTACGCATAGCCTATCGTTGGCTATTATACCGCAACTCTGCAAGCAGTCTAGAATTACCTTCGCTGCATTATCTAAGTCGGAACGATTAGATTGAAAGTAAACAATAATATTAATTCCAAACTCTACGCTTATGGTTTCTCTTATCGTTAGCGTTTGCAGTCTAAAGCTCTCTTCGTACTGGAGTAATTGCTTTGACTTATAAAGCCTATTATTTCCAATCTTGTAGCCATTAGATTTACTTGGCACTTGGCCGTAGATTATTGCTTGCATGGCGAATTTTTATAGAATCGTTTTTGCACCCAACCTTCTCTAATCATTCTATTGCGTTTAAAATCTATGTAAGGTCTTAGATAAAGAAATCCGCATCCGCTTAGAAAGACTACTTGCCTTTTATCGCAGTGATCGCACCGGTAAGACATCGTAAACTTATTTCCAGACTTATTAAATAATCGCTCTATTACTTTAGCGTTATTTGTTTGACCGCATTCTGTGCATTCGAGCTTGTGGTCTTCGTAAATTATTCTCTCTGTTTTATTTGCCATAAGTTTCGTTGTAATAATCATTAAAAATTGAATTACAATCATCAATCAAACCATCATAACCAATTCCAGAATTAAAAGCTTCTTCTATCTGCTCTTTCTCCATCTGTTTGGCTTGTTCAAATAAATCTCGATATTGTGTACCTCTCCATCTAATTTCTTGGTTTTGTGTTATCTTATCAAATAACCATTCTACTGCCGTTTGTTTAGTTTCCATTTTGCTTTATGATTAGGATTCCCGATTTAGTATATCTGCCTGGTTCTAGTTTACCATGCCATTCATCATGACCTATCTCCATTCGAAAGATAGGCTGATTAGATTTAAAGTTTTGCTTTGCTTCTACCTGCTCTTCTGTGAATAACTTATACAAAACTAAGCCAGTGCAAATTATAGTAACGACAAGCGTTAGTAGTTTTATTAGTCTTATCATTTTTTTAGTGTCTAAAATAGTTCTGTTTGATTTATAATTGGACTTAATCTTTGATTACAAATCTTTAAATATTTCTCGCTCATTTCGCTTCCAATAAACTTTCTTTGACTTCTTAATGCAGCTTCCGCAGTACTACCAGTTCCCATAAATGGATCGTAAATAATTCCACCTTTTGGACATCCTGCTAAAATAGGCTTTCTAATTAAAGAATCATTATATGAAGCATAATGCTCGTTAGCACTTGGCTTTGTTGGTACATCCCAAAAATCAGAAACATCGCCAGGATTTTTGCCTAATGGATTGCAAAATCTATCTCCCATTTTATTGGTATCAATTTTACCTATTGAATCATGTTCTGATTTCCATCCATATTCAATTCTAGCTAAAGAAGATTCTTTATGCTTATCTCTGATTGCATCTAAATCAAAATGATATTTTTCTTGCTTAACCATAAAAAAGAAATATTCATGTTTTTTAGAAAATCTATCAGTAACGCTTTCAGGCATTCCATTTCTTTTTGCCCAAATAATATCATTTCTTAAAATCCAACCTCTATCTATACATCCAATAGCAAATCTATGCGGAATAAGTAATAAACATTTATCCAATCCAGAATAATCTGGCTTTGTATTTGGTTCTATTAAAGCATTTTTATTACTTCTAATTGTTTGGTTTGTTTCTTGACTTTTACTTCTTGAGCCTCTTGCATAAGTATCTCCTAAATTTATCCATACAGTTCCAGTTGGTTTTAATGTTCTGTGTATTTCATCCATCATAGACCAAAGATTTTCAAGATATAAATTAAAGGTAGGTTCTAGTCCCCATTGTCCATCATAACCATAATCTCTTAATTGCCAATAAGGAGGAGAAGTAACTACGCAATCTAAAAATTCATCTGGCATTTTTCTTAAAGTTTCCAGACATGGTTCATTATAAATTTTATTCAATTCCATTTTCTATCGGTTTAATTTTTCCTTCACTATTTATCTCAGAATCAAAGTTTACTAGATCGTATATAAATTCCTTATATGCCTGAGTCTTGCAAGCTACTTTAAACTCTTCGCCTTGCAAATGCTTAAATTTCTCAGCAATCCTATGCTTATCTTCTATCGGAGTCGTGTAAATCTCAAACTCGCTTAGGTAATCGTAAAGAATATGCAAACCTCCAGCTATCCACTTAAACTCGTTCTTTGCCTTCTGTGCCTTTGAAATTTCTTTCGCGTACATATTTGCAGTTTCAATACATTGGGCTTTTAAAACGCTATCGCAAGGCTTAGGCTTGGCAGGTTCTTCTTGCTTTGGTATCGCTCTTGTTTCAGCTCTTGCATAATCAAGATAAGCGTTCATAATTCTGGCAAAGTATTCACAAGAAAAATTTTCGTAAGTCTTTACATCTACTGTAAATCTTCCAGCTACTGCAAGCTCAAATGCTAACTTAATTTCTGGAATTGTTTGATTAGCAAAGTTTGTTTTAATGAAATTGATTAAGACTAGCTTTTCTTCATCTGTTGGCAGGTTGTTTCCGCGAAGTCCTACTAGAATCATTACATAGCGAAGTACTTGCTTTAAGTCTTCTTCGCTTTGCTTTCTGATTGCTAAACCATTTTGAGCTTGAAGAATCTGGATGCCTAAACCTTTACCAATTTCTAAGGGCTTCCATTCTGTCGTGGCTAGTTCCCTTTGGTTTGTCGTTTGAATTTCCATTTTGATTAAATTTAGATTTGTTTCCTATCCAAGTTTTTATTCTTCTGCTAATATCGAAAAACTTTTCCATCTCCCATCGTTCTTTCCCTTTTGAGTTTTTCTCTGTCCAGTAATCGTGAAATTTATTTATATCTTCAGTTTCATAAAAAAGATGAATGTGTGGCGAAAGCATTTCGCTAAAAGATACTTTACTTTCTTCTTCTTTTATTTCATTTACTTTCTTTTCCTTTCCTTTACTTTGTTGAACGGTCGTTGAACGGTCGTTGAGCAATCGTTTCTCTGCACTCTTTTGTCCAGCTATTTTACGTTGCTCTTTCATTCTAAAGTAAGGTTCTAGGTAAACTAACATCTTAGGAGAAAAGAACTTCTCCGCTTCATCTACTTCGAATAACTGGTAGTTACAAATCACTACTCTTACCTTTGCTTCCGATACTCCAAACTCTTCAGCTAGTAAATCCATGTCTTCCATAGGATACATTAAATCTTGCTGCTCTCTAAGGATCTCCAGTAGCATAAAGTAAATGCCATAACCTTCTACGCCTAGCTCTTTGCGTAGTCTTCTAATCTTTCTGTCGTGTCTCGCATTACAAAAATGCGGAAAGTAAAATGCTTCTTTTTCCATAAATAAAAAGCTCCCAAGAAAATCCACCGCTCCTTACTTCGGTTTCATTTAATGAGAGCATTTTAAGTTCTTTATCGCTATAATGTAAGGAGGCGATTGCAATTGCAATATATTAATCTATCTTTAATCTACAAAGTCTTTTGCGAAAAATTCCTTCATATTCTGGATATTCTTTTTCGAATTTACGAGCATAACCAGATACATAATTGTTATTAATTTTAAATTCATCATTACCGGATACCATTGTCTGCCATCTAATAATTTCGCATACATTCTTTGCGCCAATATGAGTATATTTTCTTTTAATATACATCATAGCTATCTCCTTAAACGCTTCGTATATTTCTTGGTTTTCTTGATCGTATTGTTGGAAGCTTCTCATTTTTTATTAAGTTTAGTTTTTTATAATCCTTTTCTAATTGCTTGGACAAGTTTGCTTGCCACTCGTTAAATGTTAAATCTTTCATTTGAATACTGGTATATACTTTGGAAAAGCAGTTGATCCATTAGGCTGAACGTGAATGGTATAACTTGCTACATAATTTGGAGTATTGACTGGCTCGGGAATTTCCGGAGCTTGGCATCCTACCAATAGAAATAAAAATATTAAGTATCCTAGTATGCTGATGCCAGCTCCTACTACTCCTACGAATGCAATGAACTCTGAAGCGTCGTATTGTTCTTTTGATTTACCTTGCAGTCTCATGATTAAGTTGTTTAGATTCCATAACTCGTTTTACCTCGTCCATAACCTCTTGATTCTTTACTTTGCCATAAACTACCGATTGCACTAATGGCATCGACCACTGTCTGGCTGAGAATGGCATAACTCCCTTTGCGTTTAAGTTGTCTGCCACTTCTTGATATAAATTAAGCTTCTTGATTTTCATACTCTTGTTCGTTTATCTCTTCGTCTATTTCTTCTACTTGGCCATGATCTCTAGATATTCTATCTCGTATCTTGATAATGTCTTCTGGAGTTTCGCAGTAGTGCCTTTGCCAGTACTCTTTATAATCTAAGTGAGACCGATAGGTAAAAATATAATTATTCGCTTTCATTTCCGATTTGCTTTTTAGTTAAGTAATCTCTTAAATCTTCGCTTATTCTTCCAAGCTCTACCTCTTTTGCCAGGTGCTTGGCTACTACTTGCTGGTATGCCTCAAAAGCCTCTTTGCTTCCGTTAAGGATCATGCGTAAGCTTATACGCATAAACTCAAATTCTGCTATCTCTTGCGTTGTCATTAGAAAGGAAGGTCTGAGTTATTAACTTGCTTTGCATTACTAGTAGGAGTTTCCTTCGGCGTGAATCCTTGAAACTCTGTCTTTGGCTTCTCCCAAGTATCTACTTCCATGTAGAACTTGCCTGATTTAGCTGAGTTGATATTTAAGTTAACCCAGCCATTCTTAGCGTTTGCTTGTAGGAATGCGATAGCATCCTCTACTTTAACGGACAGTTTTCCTACTACCCATTCTGGAGCGTTGTCTGAACGCTTGAAAATAAAACCATCTGCGAATACTTTGTCTTGCTTTTCCATTACTTTGTTATTTGTAGTTTACGATTAGTGAATAATTTAATGTCTGAATCTGTTAGCGCTGATTTATACTTTGAGTAAAGAGAAGTTAATTCTTCTTCTGTATTGCAATTAGCAATTAGCTTAGTGTCGAATGACTCTTTTACTTGTACGCCAGCTGCATCTATATCCTTGTCAGTAATCAAGCCAAGCATAGAACTTAAAGCGTATCTACGGAAGTAAGTAACTCCAGAACCATAGGCTTGGTAATCGTTCATGCTTCCAAGTTTTACCTTTGGGATTTGAGTAAAGCTCTCTAGTTGCTCTCCGCTTTCTACATGGAAAAGAATAGTCTTAATTCCATCGTTCTCAAGCAATTGAGTAAAGCAAAGTTTGTGCTTTTTTAATAGTGGATTAATAACGCTGAAGATTTGTGGCAAATCTGCGTAAGTATAATTATGGCCTTTAGTATCCTTGTGAATAATGGGGCAGTCGTTCTGAAAGTCAGAAAGCGATTTAATTAGGTTTTTCATTTATGATAAATTTTAAAAAGGTTGAACGATTTTTTTTGCATTCGTTTTGAATGATATCCTTTACTTCCCAGAGTTCAGGATTGTAAGACCAAGTCATAGTATAAATTCCGCCTTGATCTTTGAATTGTGCTTTTACGACCTTCATAGCTTTTCGATAATTGAAACGATTGCGATTGCGCCAAAGATAAAAGCTACTTGCTTTGCGAATGGAATAATGTCAGCCTTGCTGAAATCTCCTACTAAAAGTGTGATAATGTTTTTCATTTTGATAAGGTTTATAGTTTAAAATAAATTAGTATATCTTGATTCATATTTTTTCTCCATGCTTTTCCAATATGCTCTACCTTCTTTTGTATTATCAATAGTAATGCAAGCTGAAATAGTACAAGTGCTTGAGCATGTTAACTGATCAAAGTCTTTCTTTATTTGATTAAGACTTCTGCCAAATTTGCTTTGTTCTTTGATATAATAAGACAAAATAAGTTGATACATTTCTTTGTCATACCTGCTAATAGTCATCAACATTGATAAAGGATATTTCATTTTGATAAGGTTTATTCGATTGCTTCGTTGCTTTCGATATGTCAAAGATACAAACTTAATTTAAATAAAAAAACTTTTTTTAATTTATTTTTAAATACTACTCTAATATTTGCCCAACAAATAACCTTTTATTTGCACAACAAAAAAGCCACCAGATAAAATCCAATGGCTTTCTAAGGAAACTCTAAACCTATATACTATGAAAAAAATTCTTACTCTGCAAAGCTATTAAAAAATATGAGATAGTCTAGCGACCTGCCCAAAATCTTTGTGATGTATGAAACCTTCTACCGCCTTTATGCCACCAACTCCGTAGCCGTTTCTATGATGCCAGGAGTCCGCACCGCTTGGCGATCTAAGAGACTCAATTGTTAAACCGATTAAATCTTTCGAGGTTTTATGGTGTACATGATGCGTGTAGAAATATCTATGATTTGTATTTCCCCAATCTTTCTTAGCTTCACTAGCCATCAATAAACCTAAGTCAGACTGCTTCGCTGCATCGCCATGCGTTGTTCCAATTAGATTGCTTCCGTAGATAAAATACTTTCTATGCGCTATTGAACAATCGAATGTAATATTAGGCGAATTTCTAAACCAGCTTTGAATTACATCGGCTAAGAAGAATCCGTTTGTGTAGTCATGGTTCGAAGGATTGAAAACAAAGTGAACGTCTGCAATCTGCATAAGCAATTCAATTACATCAACATACAATTGTTTAGCTATTAGAAAACTTTCGTACCACATGCCATCCGTATCTTGCGGAGTTCCGCTAGTTGTTTGGCGTTTAGGAGTATCAATGTGAAGAATATCATTGCCACCAATAAAAAGAACATTATCAATATTAAAGCCAGAAGCTTTTTGAATTACGCCTCTTACTCCTTCAAGTACTCGCTGAACTGCAATCTGTGAATTATAATCTTCTCCAGTTTCGAATGAAGTTGCAAGCTTACCGATATGAATGTCCGCAGGATCTACCACCAACAAATGACCATCTACAATATTACTACGGATTATTGTTTCGTACTTAGGAGAATGCTCGTTCATTGATTGAACTATCTCGTCTCTTATCTCCTCGTAGGTTTTGCCTTTCTCTCCTTTAACGTGAATTGAATACTGCTTGCCTTTAAACCAATAGTTAGAAACGTTTTCTAATGGCAGACCTACTTGCTCGCATTCGGTAGCTAAAGCTGGATGAAAGTTCTGGCGCTTATATCTTTGAACTCTACGAAGTAAAGCAACTCTTAAATGCTCTTTATCAATGTGTGGATAAGATGCTAGTAAGTGCCTTACTATTTCGCCTTGAGATTTATAGTTCCCAGTCTTGTAAAGCTCGAAAGCTTCTAGACTTACCTCTTGAGTTCCTTTATTTACTTCGCTCATATTCTTCCATTAATTGATCCACCAGAAACTCAATGTTATTTGATAGCTTCATCTTTAAAACAAATGTACCATCGTCCATAGTATTGATAGTTTCTAAAATGTCTAGCATAGTGCCAAGCATTTTAATAGTAGTCAGCTCGTTTTCTTGGTTGTTTGCCACCGGTTCTATTTCTATCTTATACATAAATAGCCTAAAAATATAGTTGACAAAATAAAGATGTTTCTTTGCCAGCCATTTCTAGCTTTTTTCTTTTGCAATATAAGGATAGATTTTTCTTGCTCGTATATCTTTGTCTGCCTATTGCCATTATCTTCGCTTAGGATTGAGATATAAGCCTTAGAAAGCGAATCTTTCTTTAGTAATACCTTGCGCTCTTGTAGGTCGTGGATAATAGTATCCATTAGCGTTACTGGAATGCTAATAGTCTTACCGAAATTTGGAGTAGTTCCGTAGAAAATTTGCCCTTTCGCTATCTGAGTAAGCATAAGGAATCCGATTAGTAATGGAATCGAGTTTAAGTATTTGCGTTTCATATACTTTGCTAGGTTGAATGATTGATTTTTCAGCAATAATTGGCTTATTATTCTTGCAGTCTTTGTAAATAATGGCTACAAAAAACAAAAGCAGTAACCAAGTTACCGCCTTTATTACATTAGTGTATTGATCAAGATTCATATAAGTTAGCTTCTGCTATTCTGCGATTAGTCAATCCCTTCAAAGCTCTGCCGTTTGCCTTATTCCATTTTAAGAACTCGTTACGAATTGTAACGTCTTGCGGATTCTTGTTTACTTTCTTTAGTAAAGTGCTATTCTTTAAAGCATTGACGCCCACATTATAAGCGAATGCCACCAGCGCATCAAATTGGTTTTGATTAATGTCATCACGACAAAACGAGTCCACCGATTTTTCATAAGTCTTTAGCATATTCATAAGCATCGTGGAGGCTTGGCCTTCAGTGATTGCTTTGTCGCTCATTGTAACTCTTAATCCGTTAGGGTAATACGTTGCGCCGTATCCAATTGTTATAGCGCCTCCACTGCAAATATATGGCTTGGCACTAAATCCTTCAAACTGTTTGATCAGGCTTATTCCCTTTGCTCCGGTTGCGCTTATTTTCATTCGGTTGACCTTCTAGTTTTTGACGAAGCTCTACGTTCTCTGTACGAAGCGTATGTACCTCAGTCGTTAGTAATTCAATCTTCTCTTTTAGCTCCGCTACTTCCGCTTTCATGTCTGTTGCCATCTCTCGCCAAATCTTTATCGCCTCTTGTACGTTGGTAATCTCGCTACCTTGAATTTCTACCTTCTCTTTGTTCTTGCCAACTAGCCAACCGAAGAGTCCAGTGAATCCAGATATAATCGCAGGGAAAAT